AAATCCAAAGAGGCAGAAGAAGCCAAGAAAATTTCGTTTGTCCCTCCGACCGAGGAGGACGGCACCGGCGAGGTAATGAATGCCGGTGGATATTATGGGTCATACATCGATCTTGATGGGTCGGGAACCAAGTCTGATGCCGATCTAATCTACAAATACCGGGACATTGCACAAAACTCTGAGTGCGATGCCGCCATCGAAGATATTGTCAACGAGGCCATTGTCTCGGACGATGCTTCTGCTCCCGTTGAAATTAACCTTGATGACCTTGATCAGTCCGATCGAATCAAGGATATGATCTACGAAGAGTTTAATACCGTGGTCGAGTTACTCGATTTCAGTTTCCGTGGTCATGATATCTTTCGTCGTTGGTACACCGACGGGAAGATTTACTACCACAAGATCCTCGATGAAAATAATCCCAAAAAGGGTATTCAAGAGGTTCGGTACATCGATCCGACCAAGATGCGAAAGGTTCGGGAGATCAAGGAAGACTACGACAAGAAAACTCGGGTCAAGATGGTCACGGGTGTCGAAGAGTACTTTATTTACCAGAACCAGACCCTCACCGATATGTCACAGGGCCTGAAGATCTCACCCGATGCCGTTACATATGTAACCTCTGGCGTTACAGATTCGTCGAGAAAACGTGTCCTGTCGTACCTACACAAGGCACTCAAGCCGGTCAACCAGCTTCGGATGATGGAAGACGCACTGGTCATCTATCGACTGTCCCGTGCACCCGAGCGTCGTATCTTTTATATCGACGTCGGTAACCTTCCAAAGGGTAAGGCCGAAGAGTATATGCGGAACATCATGGCCAAGTACCGAAACAAGATGGTGTACGACGCCAATACCGGTGAGATGCGTGATGATCGAAAGCATATGTCGATGCTCGAGGACTTCTGGCTCCCCCGTAAGGAAGGTGGTCGAGGCACCGAGATCGACACACTTCCCGGGGGTCAGAACCTTGGTGAAATCGATGATATCGTTTATTTCCAAAAGAACCTGTACAAGTCCTTGAACGTCCCGGTCAATCGTCTGGAGCAGGAGGCACAGTTCTCGCTCGGCCGATCAACCGAGATTACGCGCGACGAGCTCAAGTTCCAGAAGTTCATCAACCGTCTGCGTAAAAAGTTCTCGATGCTCTTTATGGACATGCTCAAGACTCAGATTATTGCCAAGGGCATCATCACGGAGAAAGAGTGGCGCGAAGTTTCTCAGCAGATCTCGATCGACTTTGTTAAGGACACACATTTTGCCGAGCTGAAAGAAGCCGAACTCGTGCAGGATCGAATGAATCTTCTTCGTGATGTAAACGAGTATGTCGGTAAATATTACTCCGTCGAATGGGTTCGGAAGAATGTCCTTCAGCAAACCGATCAAGACATCGAGGAGATGGACAAGCAAATCGAAGAGGAAATCAAGTCCGGTAAGATTCCTGACCCGAATGCCGAAGACCCTTCTGGGGGATTTAGGTAACGAATGAGTGACCTGAACTCCCTTGTCGAAAAAGTCCGGCAGGTAATCCTACAAGAGGGTGGTGGTACACCTGCCGGGGAACTGGAAATCTCAAGGACCTCGGTGTCAGATGCTCGAGAACACGGTGAACGGGTAATGAAATCATTTGGTCGTGACCTTGATGAAGAGATACCAAAATTCGATAAGAACTACCGGACTGCCCAGAGTATAGCCAATACTGGTAGGACCAAACGAAAGAATATGCCGGTGATCAGTTCATCTGATATTCGGGAGTTTCAGCGGCGCCTCAAGAGTGGATACATCGACGTGGCAGAACCATTTCGCCCGTCTCACCAATCGAACCCATTCCCCGAGGGACTAAAGGGACGAGAAGCGAAAGAATGGCTCGAGTCTGGTCTACCAAAATATGATGGGGATCTGGACGACGACAAGGTGACGATCAAACTGGAAAGTGTCAAGGTATCAAACCTCAAGCCAATTCAAAAGCAGATTTACTTTGACGAGTCGATGCGCACGATCGGGAAGAACGGTGCCGAAAAGACCAAGTCGTTTTTATCGAGTAAGTCAATACTGATCTGTTCGTCGGACCTGTATATCATCGATGGGCACCACAGATTTCTTAGCGGAATGCTTGTCGACCCGTCGATCAAGGCACAGGTCCTGATGATTGATCTGCCAATCGCAACACTTCTTCCGATGGCGATATCGTACGGCGATGCAATTGGGAATAAACGTAACCTGTAAAATCTATTTCATATAAATAGTACAAAGTCAATGGAGATAAACATTATGAGTAATGCAAACAACGTAGAAAACTTTATTGCGTCGGTACAGAGCAATGATCATGCCGAAGCCAAAAGCAATTTTGATGCCGTGATTGCGTCCAAAGTATCTGATGCATTTGAGGCCAAGAAAGTCGAACTTGCAAATCGTATCGGCGCTCCGGCCCAAGAAACTCCTACTCAGTCCGAGGAATAAGGACAATGCAGAATTTCAAACAGTTTCGGGCCCAGATCGATGAGTCGGTAAAGTCTCTGGACGAAAAGACCGTCGATTCGTTCAAGGTCGGGAAAGATAAGATTGGGGCCGAGATCCGGAAGAAAGGCTCAAAGTACGTTGCGTATGTTGATGGCGATGAACTCGACGATTTTAAATCCGAGAAAGAGGCCAAGAAAGGCATCGAAGACTTTGTCAAACTAATGGACGTGTAACAAATGGCATCATACAGACCAATTACAACAGAAATCGCAGCACCGACAACATCGGGGTCTGCCACGACGGTGTCTGGCGCTGACATTGTTCGTGTTACGGATACGTCGGGTAATCATCATGTTCTGACACTGCTGAACGCAAACGATGAGACGATCGGTACTCTGACCCTTGGTAAGGGCGAGATCTTTCTTCTTAGGAAAAGAGAAGACGACAAGGTGTTTGCCGCCAATTCAAGCGTCCGTCTTACACGCGTAACGTACCCACGATAAAGGATCAAGGAAATGTCACACGAAGATCTCAAGGCACTATCAGACGCGTACCTTTCGATATACGCCGAGCCTGTCGAAGAAGAGACCGGGGAGCAGATCGACGAGGTTCGCCGGCCAAACCCCAATGCGGTATTAAAACGTGCTAGTAAACTTCGCGCCGAATTGTGGAATGTTATGGATATGCTTGAAGACACAGCGTCACAGCTTGAAAATCCTATCGCTGAGCGTGATATGAAAAGATACTCTGAAGATGCACAAAAAATGGTGAGTTCACTCATGGAAATGGAAAACCAAGTCCGCCGAGGACGCGCATAAACTAAGGCAATAGAACCATGAAACTGATTACCGAACACACTGACGATCTACGGTATATCTCCGAGGATGTAGATGGTGAGCGCAAGCTCATGATCGAAGGTGTCTTTATGCAAGCCGAAAAACAAAATCGGAATGGGCGCGTGTACCCGCGAGATATCCTGTCCGAGGCCGTCCAGAAGTATGACGAGGCACAGGTCTCTAAGGGTCGTGCTGTCGGTGAACTTGGTCATCCGGATTCACCGACCGTCAACCTTGATCGTGTGTCCCACCGTATCACAGAACTTAACTGGGACGGCAACAACGTGATGGGGCGAGCACAGGTCCTCGAAACTCCGATGGGCAAGATCGTTCGTGGACTCATGGAAGGTGATGTTCAGCTCGGTGTGTCGACCCGTGGTATGGGATCACTTCAGGAGCGTGGCGGTAAGACGTATGTTAAAGACGACTTTATGCTCGCGACCGTGGACATTGTTCAAGACCCGTCTGCCCCCGAGGCATTTGTCAACGGCATTATGGAAGGGGTCGACTATTGGGTCGACAATGGCGTTATTCGTGCCCAAGACGTTGATGGATATCGCAAGACCCTCGGTTCTGTATCACAGGATCATCTGGCCGAGGCACAGATCAAGGTTTTTAAAGACTTTCTGAATAAATTCTAAGGATCTAAAAATGAAAGACAACACAGAAATTAAATCAATTGCCGAAGCATATGTTTCTATGGTCAGTGAGGCTAAAATGAAGGGCCCAGAAGATGCTGCAAAAAAACTTGAAAAAGCAAGTAAACGCTTCGATGGCTCTGATAAAAAAGCACTTAAAAAATACGCTGATATGTTAAGAAAGAATGGTTATGATGCAATACTTGATGTTGAAAAAGACAAACGCAGTAAAGATACAATCATACGAGACGAAGTTGATGATGTATTGGATGATCTGCGTGATTCACTTAATCCATAAAAATTAAACAAAATTTTCATCCAGAAAATCACATTTTTATAAATAAAAGTAATAAAAGAATTTGCGGGCACTGTTCCGCGAATATTATATCCATGGGTACCCCCTTAATTGTAGGGATATTGACCGGTTCGAGACTGAGATCTTGTTGCAAGATTTCCTCTCAAAACTTTACAGCACAGGAGTGTTACACAAATGCCGATTAACAATGACGGTAGCAAACTCCACGATGAACTCGGTGGTAACAAAGTTTCTGACGAGGGAATTGTGGGTGAAGAGAAGGGCTTTGATCCCGAGAATGCCGAGGCAGATTCTGTCTCTTCGGTAGACTCGGCAGCAGACGCTGCTCCGAAAGCCAAGCCCCTTCCGAAAACCAAGGCCGGAATGGTTCAGGCAGCTTATGACAAGCTGAATGCCATGAAAAAGGACGACGTCGCCAAAATGGTGGAGAAGATGATGTCCGAGGCCAAGGAAGAGGAAGAAGGCGAGGACGACGAGGATGACATGGAAGACGGCGAGTCAGAAATGTCAATGGAGAAGAAGACCAAGAAAGAGGGCAAAAAGAAAGATCATTCCATGAAGGAAGATATTCAGGCCCTTGTTGACTCCGAGGCAACTCTCTCTGAGGGTTTCAAGGAGAAGGCCGAGGTCATCTTTGAGGCAGCCCTTAAGTCCAAGATCTCTGATCATGTTGAGCGTCTCGAAGAGGCTTACACCAGAGAGCTTGCAGAAGAAACCGATCGTATCCAGTCTGATCTTGTTGAAAAGGTCGATGGGTATCTGACATATGTGGTCGAAAACTGGGTAGAGGACAACAAGCTGGCTATCGAAAACGGTCTGCGCACCGAGATTGCCGAGTCCTTTATGGGTTCACTGAAGAACCTGTTTTCCGAGCACTATGTCGAAGTACCTGACTCGAAGGTCGATTTGGTCGACGAGCTTGCCAAGAAGAATAGTAATCTCGAAGAAGAACTTAATAGTTCGGTCAACCGGTCAATCCGCTTGAACGAAAAGGTTAAGGATCTTACTCGCGAGAAAATTATCTCCGAGGCAACCGGCGACTTGACCGAAACACAGGCCGAGCGGCTTCGTTCACTTTCCGAAGACCTTGACTTTGACAGCGAAGAGACTTTTGAGAAAAAGATCTCGACCCTCAAAGAGTCATACTTTGGAACAGATAAGCCGATCAGTGGTAACGACGACCTTTTGGCAGAAGACTCCGAGGCACAGACCGACGAGGAGACCACCGAGGTTTCTGGTTCGATGGCCCGGTATCTTGATGCCATCTCAAGATCCAACACATAAAAAATCTCGTAAGGAGAGTATCCAAAATGTTTAGTTCAGAAAAAAATCTTAGTAAGTGGAAGCCGGTCCTCGAGGCCAACGAAGCTCCCGCTCTTAACGATAACTACAAGCGCGGCGTTATTGCTCAGGTTCTCGAGAACACCGAAAAAGAGCTCGCCGAGCAGCGTGGTCATCAGCAGTACCTTTCCGAGGATGCACCGACCAACTCAACTGGCGCCGGTATCAACAACTGGGACCCGATCCTGATTTCGTTGGTTCGTCGCTCGATGCCCAACCTCATTGCATATGACATTGCTGGTGTTCAGCCCATGTCAGGACCTACTGGTCTTATCTTTGCAATGAAGAGCCGGTACAACGATGCCGCCACACGGTTAGGCTCAACTGAGGCCCTGTTCAACGAAGCCGAGACCGACTATGCGTCATCCAGCTTCAATGGCTTGACTCAGAACGAGAAGAATGGCGTTCACTCAGGTGATTCCTCGTCCCTCGAGGGTGCTGGTGCGGCGACTGACTCCGATGGCAACGACATTGCCGATAACTTCGGTTTCGGTCAGGCAATGACCACTGCCGAAGGTGAGGCCCTTGGTGACAGTTCGGCCAACGAGTTTGGTGAGATGTCATTCACCATCGAACGTGCCACGGTTACTGCTCGCACACGCGCGCTGAAGGCCGAGTACACGATGGAACTGGCACAGGATCTCAAGAGCATTCACGGCCTTGACGCCGAGTCTGAGCTTGCCAACATCCTGTCGGCAGAAATTCTGGCCGAGATCAACCGCGAGATGGTCCGTACGATCAACTCACGTGCCAAGCTCGGTGCCCAGCAGTCTGATCTTACGACCGCCGGTGTGTTTGACCTTGATGTCGACGCCGATGGCCGGTGGAGCTCAGAGAAGTATCAGGGAATGCTTGTTCAGCTTCAGCGTGAAGCCAACCAGATCGCCAAAGACACCCGTCGCGGTAAGGGCAACTTTGTCCTCTGCTCATCGGACGTCGCGGCTGCTCTGTCGGCAACGGGTATGCTCAACAACTATCCTGCCCTGAGCTCGAACAGCAACCTTCAGGTTGACGACACGGGTAACACCTTTGTCGGTACGCTGTCGGGTGGCATGAAGGTGTACATCGATCCGTACACGACTGTCAACTACATCACTGTTGGTTACCGTGGTACTAACCCATACGACGCTGGTATCTTCTACTGCCCATACGTTCCTCTCACCATGGTTCGTGCGGTCGGTGAGGAAACTTTCCAGCCGAAAATCGGCTTTAAGACACGGTATGGCATGGTCGCCAACCCGTTCGTCGGTACCTCGACTGGCAACTCCACTCCCGTGGATAACGTCGGTCCGGTCCGTGGTAACGAGTACTACCGTATCTTTAAGATCGAGAACATCCTCGGCGAGGGCTAATCGGCCTTACCAATCGGATGTAAAAGGGGGCCTTCGGGTCCCCTTTTTTTTTGTGTTGACTACTGACCGTTTCCCACTTTCTTGTCTCGAAATGCTCGGTCATTTACCCCCTTCGCTTGGTACAATGATTCGATCGCGTCCATCACACTTCGCCGAGCAGACTGAATATAATCAGATTCTTCTGGGCTTCGCCCATTAAACTGCTCGTACCACTCATCAAGATGGTCCAGAAAGATATTCCCCTCGGCAACAAAG